TTAAAAAATCAAGGCAACAAAAAAACCCTCCCAATTAGGGAGGGTGTGTCTTATACGTTTATGTTTCTATAAAGTTTCTGGCCAAGGATCGTCCGTGGTATAGGACATACTAGTGAACCGCAAGTCCCCGATATCCCTATCCGTTGGTACGGGATCATCGAATTGCAGTCGTAGCTGGTTGCCGTCACCCGGCCCACCCAGATAGAAAGTGCCAAGTCGCTTGCCCTTGTCATTCGTCATAATGCCCAGTTTTGAGCTAGTGGCACGAAAACCGACGGGTATACCGCCGACATTTAAAATCACCACGTTACGCTCACGGTCTGACCCTTGAGGAACGTAGCTGGGCGCACCTCGTCTCACGATACCAAACCACCCCCAAGAAAGGCCACCGAAGCCAATTTCAACCGTAGAGTTTATACGTCTAAACTCAACATATGCATTAGTTTGATTTGAGTTGATGTTTCTTGGCTTATATTTGACATCGCCAAACAAAACAGACCAAGCGTTAGAGCCGGTTCCAGCGGTCTTTTTGATCCACTTGACAGCCCCATTCTTCGCTGTCGTATCGGTATATATCGTACCGATATCAGCGTTTAGAGCGTACGGAAAGCCTTGGCCTTTTAATTCGCCACTAGCACCACCACCAGATCCAACTGAGCGTTTTAACTCTTCCAAGTCGTTTTTGCTTGCGAGTTGGCTTGTGTCAATCGTTGGCAATTTTGATTGCGTGACAAACGGATCACCACCGTTTTGGAGTTTGGTGTCAATGAGAGCGTCCAGACCTAAGTCAACGTGCTTCTCTTTGATGTTGGTGGTCATCTGTGCTTGTAATGTCGCATAAGTCGGAAATAACTCGTAAGCTTTGGTAGTCTGTAATGCTCCGCCTTGGTTGGCTTGAAGCGCCCCAATATCACGACCAATGGATTCTATAGCTTTTTTTAATTTATCCATTCAGTACCTCCTTAGAGGGTATTTTTGGCGCTGTTATAAATTTGTACAAAGTCAGTATTTTCAAGATCAGTAAATTTCTGACCAAGCTCGGTCATTTTGGACACGATCGCACTATCTGAGCTTCCGCCAGCTTGGATCTTTTCAGCGATCTCTTTGAGAGTGTCCAGCTCTTCTGGAACACCCTCGCCAAGGATTGCCGTTTTGACACCAGCGATTGCAGTGTTAAGTTGCTCTTGCGTGATGCCACCTTGACCAACCTCTGACTTCTCTGCCTTGTTTGCGAGTTGCGTTTTGATATCCTTGATATCCGTACCGACTGCTTGAACGAATTTAGTTAATTTTTCTGTGTTTAAAGTCATTTATATGTCCTTTCTAAATTTTAGCTAGATTGTATAGTGTAGTTAAATCTGGCAACTCTTCTGCTTGTGGGCCATTTGGATGTTCTGCGATGTACTTGTCGATTTCAGTCTTGACATCGTTTTTTACAAGCGATAAGACTTCCTCAGTCGTGAATTCTTCCGCAGATTTCGTAACCTCTAGCCGAGCGCTTCTGTCACTTGGAAAAATGTATCCATCACAAACAACTTCAACAAGATATGACCCTATCGGCAATGCCTTTTCGATTTTGAAAGTAACTCTGGACTTATCCACTGTACTCTCAAATGTGGCCTTTCCTTTTTGGTTAAAGATCCTGATTGTGGCATTTTTGCCATTAAGCTCGCTGATCGGGTGCATGTTTTCGTCCAGTAGCTCATAGCCAAATAAAGAGGCGCTATCTCCTTGTTTAACAATAGCACCACCTTCAAATTGCTTCAGATTCGTAGAATTTAATAATGTCATTAAATCCTCCCTGTTTTTAAGAGAATGAGCCGAAATCTGTGATTCGTTGACCATTCTCTGATTGACCGACAGCTACGTAGCGACGGTTGCCGGATGCACCAATATACGTAATCCAGATATAACCATCATTGTCTAGCCATCCGTCATAGTTGATAACTTGACCAGCGGTATAGACTGCCACGATCTCACCAGCAAGCCCAGCAGAAGACCGTACATTAAGAGCCGATACTTCGACGGTGAATGTACCTGTCTCTGGATTGAAATCATTAGAATCAATCGTGAGCGGCTCAGATGGAGTGATAGGTGTTACTTCTGCCGGTTGATCATCGACTGGGAAATAGAACCAACCTACAACACCATCGAAATTGCGTGTATTGTAGCGTGCTGGGCCACCGACGTATAAGCTATCAGCGTTACCGTCAATATTTTGCTCGATGGTTCGCATGGTGTAGCCATCTGAGTCTTCGATGACTAGCCCTGTGTGGCCGTAAGTATGCCCTGCGATGTAAGTTGTATCTTGGACGAAAGCTGCACCAGCACGAGGAGCAGATGACACATCACCCACTACATTGTAGACAACCTCATAGCCAGCATCTCTAGCAGAGTTGAGCAAATCAATCGCATTTCCCCAAAGAGTTCTGCCGAAAAATGTAATGGACAAATCATTCACTTCGTCAACGCATTGAGGTCCATATTTTTTATCAGCATCAACCCCAATACCAGCATCTGCGAATGCTTTTGTGTGATTGATCAAGTCGATAGTTCTTACCATTTTATTTCTCCTTTAAATCAAAAGCCACCACCCAAAAATAGGCAGTGGCTAACAAAAAGATTGTTGCTTTGAGAGTAGCTCTCTTAATCATTATTTGGCTCGTAATAGTTAAGCGCACGCTTGCTATCGCTTAGACCTGTTGTGGTAGGGTCATTAACGACACCGACCAAAACAAAGACCGCAAACAGCACATTGACAAATACCAGGATTTTATCAACGGTTTGGCCAAATTCCAACTTGACACCAAAGATGTCAGCAAAAGCCTGGAAGAGCAATGCAAGAGCTGGCACAAGGGCGAGCCAAAAGTTTTTGTTTTTCAAACGTACAGTCCAGTTAATTTTCATAATGTCACCTCTTAATTATTTTTATTTTGAATTAATGCTTTAAGTTCCTTCATATCCTCGCTCAAGGCCTTGACCTGCTCTGCGAGGATTAAGAGAGATTTATTCTGTTCGTCGTGGTTGTCGAGTCGTCTTACTGCAGTAAGACGGAAGTCACGCATATTTTCGATATCCTTTTCGATAACGACCATGCGTTTTTCCTGTGCCACGACACTCCCTTTGAAATTACCGTAAATTCCAAGTAAGACACCGACAAATCCGATGATCATCGAAATGTCCTCTGGTGTAAAGTGGATCATAGATCACGCCCCTCTCTGATTAAAGTACTGGTTGTGGTGTAGCTGTCGCAACTGGTTGAGTTTCAAGGTCACCAGAAGGTTGTCCTGACTTCTCTTCCTTCTCTTCTTTCGGTTTAACCCACTTCCAGATGCCAATTTTGCCATTTTGATAAAGGCTATTCAATTGTTCCAAGGTTTCCCCCTGATAAGTAAATGGTTCGGTTACTTGGATCATGACACGCTTGCCTTCACCAAATGCTTCTGTGTGGTTTGGATCTTCAATCGTAAAGATTTCTTGTGGTTGATATGTTTTCCCAATTTGTCCAAGATCAACCAACTCAAGTCCACGCTTAAAGATTGTAGGATCCATTGGATTGTCAACATCTGTTACACGAGCTAAAAGATTCCAATCAGCAACGTCCTTGATCTTCTGGATTTGGTTTGCTTTTTCTTCGTTGTCCTTGGTGAGAGCTTGGATTTTAGCGATAGCATCCTTGTTAGCCTCGACAGATTTGTCAAGCTCTTTCTTGATTGCTACGACTGCTCCAGATGTATCAAGTTCCATGCGCACAATATTTAGCACTGCTTCGACCAATGTCGCATCGTCTTCGGTCATGCGATTGTTTGGGAGGATTTCTTCGAATACACGATAAGGGAAATCTTGCTTGATTGCTACCTTGGTCGTATTAGCTACTGCATCATATGATTTAAATTGTAATTTATAATCCATTAGTTTGTTACCTCTTTGTTGTTTTTGATTTTTTCGAACAATGCCTTCAATTCAGCATTAGATTCGATAGTGTTACGATAGCTTTCAACTTCTTGAGCAAGTTGTGCTACAAGTTGTTGTGACTCAGTGAGCCGAACTTTAAATTCAGCCTCATTGATTGCTTTACTAGCCAGTTGATTTGCTAGTTCTGTGATGATTGCTACATAATTATTTTCGTTCATTAATTACCTCTTATCTAAATCCATGTCCATTTAAAATGTTTTGAATATGGTTTTTTATCGTGGTGTTTGTAACCATACCATGACGAACCATCATGCCGAAGCAGGTTAGTAAGTCCCAAAGATAAGCTCCTACATCAGCACCGCCCGCAAGGAAGAATTTCTTAGAGTAAACACCCTCAAGGTAAAAGTCGCCACGCCCGATGGAATGTTTGACCCCGTTCTGGTTCATAGGCAATAGGTATGTTTGTTTCCCATCAATATTGTTGTGAAAATTCCAAGGGCTACGGTTTGGCCCGTTGTTATAGACCAGCACACGATCGCCAACGAATTCAGTAAGGCTTTCCTCTTTACCGTTCCCTTTACCTGACCAGAGCCGAATACCAGCAAATGTTTCATTGTCGTGTCGTTCTACATCTTTTGGATTTTTGTTGTGATTCGTCCCGATTACCATCAAGGCTGCATTATAATCACGAAATTGTTCTGCGATAAATCCGCTCTTAGTTAGCTTGATAAATTGAGATGAGCTTGTATCATCAATTCTTCGAATTGTGCCTGTATTTGAGTACAGATTCAGCGTTCCGTTATCCAAGTCAAAGATTGTTGATCCGGTATTGGCACTTAATCGTCCACCTTGAATTCTTTCCGCAGCGATTTTGATTGCGTCTAATTCTGTGGTGAAGGTCTTTTGAGAAACCAGTTCCTTGATGAAAGCCTTATTTGTAACCAACTTGTTAATCATTGCCGAATCCACAAGCAATTTGTCAGCAGTGACTGCATTGGAGGCGAGAATCTGAGTCGTGACAGAGCCAGATTCCATGTGGCCTGTCCGAACGCTCTGAGAAGCTAGATGACGGCTTGTGATTGAGCCATCAACTACCATGTCACCTTTAACCTTGATCAGTTGAGCGATCAAAGCGATAGCTTCTGGTTCTTGCACCAGCAAGGAGCTGATGGTTCGCCCATCAATACTCTTGCCAGTTCCAAACGAGATTCGGCCATCTGTGATATTGATATCCGTTTTTTTGAGCATATCGCCCAATTGACTGGTGATTGTGGTAAATTGCCCATCTACTGTCTGCTTATACTCAGCAATCTTGGAAGATATAACTTGGTCATTATTTTGCTTTAAATCTTCAAGTCTTCTTGTGATTCCAGCTACATCTTCATCATACTTAGATTTCGCTATATAGCCTTGCCCCAAAATCTGTCTGGTTGCTTTTACAGCGTCCACAGCAGCCTTCTCAGAGTAGGTCTGCATGCGCTGTTCAAGTTCACCGTTTGGGCCTGTTTTAGTCTCTAATTTAGTTAATTGAGTAGAAAGACCTTGAACAGTCCGCTCAAATGTTGCTTGCGCTTGTTTAATTAGATAATTTTGATCTTCTGGTGCAGGCCCTGCATCTGTTCTGGTAGTGCTTTGTGTTAATTCCACCTTTTTAAATGAAATTGAACCAGCTTCACTATATCCAATAATAATGCGCCAAAAATCAAACTCATCGCTTTTTTCTAGTGCAGGGACAGAAACCTTGTACAACTGCCATTCATCAGTCAATTGAAATTGAGCATAGATTCTTTCTGGATTGCCGCCAAATTTACGGTTTTCACGCAAGGAAACCCACATTGTTTCAGACCCACTATTTCTTTTAGCGTAGAATGAAAGTGTGTAAGGCTCGCCTTTTTCTAGATAGTCTAGAGCAGTTGTTTTGGAAGTTGCCCAGCTTGGTGCGGTACTAGAGAATAGTTGCGCTTGCTTCCAAGTGTTTGTACTACCTGAAATAGTATAGACACCATTTTCTGATGTACCGGTCGAATTACTTGAATCACCGTGAGTGAAGAACCACAGACCACGAGTGAAATCGTAGTCTTCAGCATAGTTTCTTGAGCCTACTTTCAGAGTTGTGAATTCTTCTTTGACTCCTGCCACCGTCTGCTCAACATAAGACCGGTCTGCTTTTCCATTGGCAACATTGGTCAAGTCAGAGATGGCTTTTTCAGTCGTCTGCTCATAGCGTGATTGTGCGCCTTGGATTCCAGCAAATTGGCTTTGTGTCTGAGCCTTGAAGTCATTGACCAGCTTCTTGATGTCCACATCACTAGTTTTCAACTGGTCGGCAGTAGACTTTAGCTCTTCCATCTTGACAGTGATGTCGCCATATTGTGCATTGAACTCTTGTGTAATTTCGTTCTTTGCTTTTTGGCTTGCTGCATTGATCTTGTCAGTGACTTGCGCTGAGATTTCTTGCTTAACCACTTCAGCTTGTGCTTTGGCTTGCTCAATCCCGTCCGAGATTTTATCTTCCAGCTCTTTTGCTTGCTTGTCATACTCAGCATTAGCATTATCTACGAGCTTTTGTACTTTTGCCTCGTATTCCGCATCATAAGATTTCATTTTCTTATCAACAGAATCGTTCACCATTCCAGAAATAGAATCAGCGAGAGACCTAGATACTTCACCAAATCCGATGCTGACAAGTTTGATGCTCATTGGATTAAACTTGTATTTCGTGATCTTTTTTCGCAAATCCACATCGTAGTCCTCGTGGAAGATGCTCACGATGTCAAACATGTGTGCTGGTTGATCTGCCTGGCCTACAACATCGATTTCAAGACTCTCTTCAATCATGTCACACAGAGTTTCACGGAAATAGCGCTTGCCATATTCCTCAAGCGTTTTTTGATCCACTACATCCTGATCTTGTACTTCCATATCTGCTTCGTAGATATGCTTGTATTTATTAATCAGTGGGCTATCAATGGTCACGGTTAGGATCTGATCTTTCTTTCCTTCCTCGTGGGCTTCGATAACCTTTTTAAAATGGATCCGTGTTCTTAACTCTTTAGTGGATTTCGATTCTTGGAACGACTTCATGTTTTTCTTGTAGGCAAACAATGATTCGTTTTCGATTCCGCCATGCTCCAGCAATCGAACGCTGTACTTATCACGGACGAGATCACCACCCCACTGCCCAACGATAGAGTGCTTGTCTTTGGCCAAGGCTTCCATCGCTGAGACATCTTTAAGATTGAGGGTGTGTTTTGACATCACGTCGGAAAAAAATGTAAATGGTGTTTCTCGTTTAAACCCGGCAACAAGCGCATTCATTACGGTTGCTCCATTCACTCGATCGACATTGATCTTGTTGATGGAATATCCATTAAGTAATGTTGCTACTTGATTGGCATATACAGTGACATATCCGTGTTGCTTTTCAACTTCAAAGATAGTAAAGTACTGCTCTCCATGTAAATCGTCAGCAACTAATTCTGTTTCCGGAATTAATAATGCCCATTTTGGATCTGAGGTTGGAAATTTAAAGGTAAGCTGATAGGTGCTGTTAGCTTCCTGGACGATTTCGGAGCTAAAAGCTTCGTTAAGAGGGAAGTTTCCCTCTTGTAGATAAATCATACTTTATACCTCCAATTCCCTTTAATTGTGATTTTTGAGACGGTACCTGAAACTGCAATACCGGATGTACCTGGAGCAATCTCAAAGAAACCACCTCTTTTTCTCAAGGTGTTTTTCAAATTTCCATTTTTGTCATAGACATTTTGTTTTTTATGACGGCAGTCAATTGTTGCTTTTGTATCAATCGTGAGTTGCATGGTTTGCTTACCAATCGTAAGCGTCACATCCCCACTTCCCTCAACTATGATGACCGGTTCAGAATAGACCGTGCCAGGGTTCGTCACAGTGCCATTACTTGTCAACACGACTTCCGTATTGTTTTTCTGATAGCGGAAAGGATGCATCTTGAGCTTGATTTCTAGTGACCAAGCATGGATGCCGTTTTGTCTAAAACTTGAGCCAGCATAGTCAGCATAAAAAATAGAGCCTGGTCGATGCCCAAACTCTACTACATTATTCTGCTGGTTGAATTGCTCAAGGATTTTCTGGACCTCCTCTTCCTTTACAACATACAGACTAACAGTCTTATCATAGCCATCATATGCACCATCGTAGATTGGATAATCACCGTTGGCCCCATAAATCGTATTATTGTCAAAACGTGGCTGAGCCATTTGCTCCTCACCGTAATCGGTGACATAGCAGTTTGGGATTGTTCCAGTGTCAAACCCATTAATAATCATGTTAAACATTAGATTCCCTCCCTTGCCATGATTTTAGAATAGCGTTGGTAGCTATTTTGCGCCAAAACATTGCCATCTAGATAGGTTTCTGATGGTTTCTCAAGGATAGCTGTCAACAACTTTTCTAAACTTGTTCTCAGAAACGCAATCTCAGCAACGACATTTTGACCATCGTACTCATTGCCACCTTTATTATCGATTAGCACGATTTCCCGATTAGCTTTTTCCATCTCTCGCAAGAATTTCGCATCCTCTGGAATACCGATACCTGACGCATACTTAGGAATTCCGAGTTTTTGCATCAAACGTCTGGTCTTATCCGCACGCAAGACTTTGGATCCACGAGGCAGTGGCATGATGACATCTCGACCTTCTGGGATGAAACTCCGCCCGTCTGGTAGTGTGACCATTTCCCGGTAGACCGCATTGCGCTGGTCGTTGACCATAGCAAGACCGCCCGGGTGATAATCTGTACCATCTTTGTGCCCAAATAATCTTCCAACAGTATTCACGACACGATTGACTACCTCTGTGGCTGTGATAGTCGTATGCCAGCTAGTCGGCACAGATTGGATAGCTCCACTCGCAGAGTTCGCAGCGTTAATAGCACTGCTAGCATCACCAGTCATATACTTCGTAGGGCTGTAGAGAGCGTTCCATTCATTTTGCTTGTTGATAGCAGATTGCCCTGCGTTTACCGCACTACCAGCATCACCAGTTTGCAGTTTGGTAGGTGATGGAGTTGCGTTCCATTCATTCTGCTTGTTAATGGCAGATTGCCCTGCGTTGACAGCATTGCTTGCGTCTGCAGTGATTGGCTTCGTAGGCACTTGATAGTTGTTGACTGCTCCATAAGCCTCAACGGCTTGATTCTTGCCGGCTACAGCACCACTTGCATCCGCATTGATGTTGGTGTTTGTCTCCTTCGGAATGTTCAGGATATCGTTCATTACCTGGGAGATAACTTTGCTGGAATTGTCTTTCGCATTGATTGGGATATTAGGATTCATACCGACAAGCAAGTTAAGGGCTTGCTGGATTTTAGTAACCTCACCAGTTGCTAAATCTTTAGCAATAAGCTCTTTCTGCTCAGGACTCAACTGATTCCATTTCTGTAAGGTAGAGATAGCAAGGTTCCCAGAGTTGAGGAATGCCTCGTTCTTCATCAGCAGTTCTTTGACTTCTGCTGGAAGGGCGTTCCATTGAGCGAGTGCCTCCTTGTTTTCAAGGATAGCCTGCATACCTTTGTGGCCGTCTAAAACTAGTTCTTTCTGTTCGAGAGTCAGTTCATTCCATTTACCGGTTTCGACCAAAGTCTCACCAATCAACATCTTAGCGTTGGTCTCAAGGATGGCATTCTTCAAGATAAATTCAATTGAATTCCAGCCATTCTCAGCTTCCAACACCTTGGAAATTTCTTCCTTAGCATTCGTCTTAACTTCACCCTTTTTATCATCAAATACGAGGGAGTTCCAGACCATGTTAGCCTCAGCAGTTTCCTTACTCATGTTAGCCATGGACTTCGCAACGATCCCAGATGATGTCGTGACAGTATCAGCAGCAGAACGCATATACTCTTCGAATTGCTTCACATCAAGGCCTAATGCTCCCATACGAGATTTAGCGCCTCCTATGGCTTCTTTAGTCCATCTACCATTGTAATTATCGAGGAAGTTCTTTTCTAACTCAAAATATTTCTGTTGGTAAGCTTCTTTTCTGGCAAGATGTTCTGCTTCCAGCTCTTCTAGCTTCTGATTACGTTCCTGAATTGCTTTTTCGGAACCATCATTTTTGTATGCGTCTTTGATAGCTTGCTTGCGCTTTTCGTAGACCTTCTGTTCTTCCAGGATCCAGTCTGTGACCACTTTCAACGCATCTTGACGTTGTGTTTCATTCATGGATTTGACATCGCCATTCATAGCTTGCATAATAGCATGTTTCTTATCCTTAGAAATATTCAGCAAGTCTAATTCCTGGCTGATCATTTGGTTTTGGATGTTTGAGACGATAGCTTTCTCTTCAAGAGTCAGGTCTCTGTGCTGGTCCTTAGCGTTTTGATAGATACGACCAACCTCTTCGGTCATATTTCGGACATTTACTTTGGTTTGTTCGAGTTGCTCTTCTTGATTCTTACGAACCTCTTCACTCATACCAACTTCTTTAGCGAGAGCTTGCAACTTCTCTTTCTTCTCATCAATCAGCTTGTCAATCTCACTGTTGAGTTTTTCAAAAGAAGCCTTGACATTATCGACATTTCCAGCAGTTGCCCCAAAGTCAACAATCGCCTTATTTGCTTCATCAACCTTGGATTTGAAACGGCTCAGTTGTTCATCTTGGACCTTGCTTACAGAAGTTCCCCAGCGCTGTGTCCTATTCTCAGCTTCTGCCATCTGCTCAGCTATATAAGACAAGCCAACTAATGCAGCTCCACCAAGCAGTACTCCCCAAGTAACGGGGTTTCCAAGTGATGCTACAGCAGTAGATAGCAAGCTTGTACTTGTGCTAGCTTCAGCAGTTGCAGTACCTACTCCGCTAATACTTGCAGATAAGGCTTTAAATCCACCAGCTATAGAGCCAGCATCTTTAAATGTCTTGATAGCACCAGACACTTTACCAATGCCACTAACAAGACTTCCAAAACCTTTAGTCAATCCACCAATGATTCCAAGGCCACCACCGAGCAATTTAAGAGCAGGCCCAGCGGCTGCTCCCATCAAGCCCCATTTGATGATATTCTGTTGTTGTTCAGATGACATCTTGCTAAACTTCTCAGCCATCTCAGACAGAGTTTTCAGCCAAGGTTTAGCAGCATCCAGTCCACTATTTAAAGCCTTCAGCAATGGACCTCCGAACTCAATAGCGATGTCCGTAATCTTGTTCTTAAAGATTTTCAACTGAGATTCAGTGGTTTCATACCGCTTGCGAGCTTCTTCAGTCAGCGCACTGTTTTTCTTCCATGCACTGTTTGAGCGATTCACAGCATCTGTCATAGTGTCAGATGCTGATGCAAGAGATTTCAGCATATTTCCTTGTCTGATACCTGTCATTCCAAGTTCGTCAAGGATGCCGTCCATGTTCTTGCCTTCGTCAGTGGCTTTTTGCAACCCTTTGATAAAGGATTGCAAGGCTTGCGCTGGCTTTTCTTTCCAAGCCTTAGTAAACTGCTCAGAGGTCATCCCGGCAGTTTGAGCGATTAGTTGTAACTTTTCAGTGGCACCCTTACCAACACCAGAAACAGCCTTACCGATACTAGTAAGGGTCTGTGTCATGGCTGTACCACCAGCCTCGGCTTCAATACCGACACTACTCATCGCAGTCGCTAGACCGAGGATTTCAGGAGTGGTCAAGCCAGCAAGTTTACCTCCAGCCGCCAAACGGTTTGTCATTTCGACAATGTCACGCTCGGTAGTCGCAAAGTGGTTCCCCAAATCAACGACTGCAGACCCAAAATGACTGGACCATTCACCCAGGTCATTCTTGGAGACCTTCATGATGTTCCCGATTTTAGCAATCGAGGATGCAGCTTCTTCCGCACTCAAGTTTGTTGAGACGCCGAGATTTACCATTGTTTTAGAAAACTCTTTGATTGCCCCAACTGGTACACCTAATTGCCCGGCTGCTTCTGCGACATGTGCGATTTCAACCGCACTAGATGGCATTTCCTTAGCCATATTCCGGATGCTCGCAGAGAGTTTATCAAACTGTTGAGGTGTCCCATCAACCGTCTTTTTAACTCCAGCAAAGGCACTTTCATAGTCGATAGCAGCCTTGACTGCAAATCCAGCACTAGCGACAAGAGGGGCAGTGAGGCCTTTTGTTAACGTCCCTCCAAGGTCAGAAACCTTCCGACCAAAACTTTGAATGTGATCTCCGCCTTTTTTGATACTCTGCCCCAGAGCCTCCATTCGGCCGGAGAAACTATTTTCACGAGCAACAGCTTTAAGAGCTTGCTCAACTTTGTACAATTGACCTTCCATTGCAGATAACTTTGCATTCTCACGCTCGATATCTGCAGCAGCTTTGTCATACTTAGCAGATCCAGGATCAAGCTTATCAAATCCTTTCTTCATCTGATCGAGGACCTTTTTCTGTGCCTCAATCGCCTGACCAAGTGATTTGTACTTTGATTTCAGTAAATCTGCATTATTTCCATGAGATTTTAAAGTGCTGTCGAGTGCTTTGACATTATTTTGGAAATACTTCACCGCATTCTTTGCACTTGTTAAGCTAGGATTGAACTTTGACACGTCCAGCCCTAGTTCGATGTACATTTGTCCTAGTGGCGTTCCACCTGCCATTTTTCCTCCTTCAAAATAAAAAAGCCTTTAATAAGGCTTTACTTTATATCCCGTCAAATATGTCTGCAATATCTAGCGGAGTTTCGTCTTCCGGGTCACTACTTGTGTCGACGATACCGATTAAGTCATCCCAGCTAATATCCATAACCTCATTGATACTCATATTGTACGGACCATTAGAGACATTTTTGACAAATTTATAAAAATGCTTTAAAGCATCTTTGGGATCTATTGTTTCCCCTTTGGGTCAACATCACCTACCAAATGTGCGTAGATGTCCATAAATACTTCAATAATTTTCGCAAAGTCTGTATGTTCCAACAATTGTTCAACTGTGACATTTTCGAAAAGAGAAGCGATAAAGTTCAACTGTTGGTCCAACTTTTCAACTTCTGATTTCTCAGACGTTAGCGAGTCATTGAGCACAAGATAGTCACGATAGTCACGAGTAGTGATTTCTTTACTGGAGTATAGGACATCTTCGCCTTTCTCGTTCGTCATAGTGAATGTAATTTTAGCCATTTTGTTTTCCCTTCTAAATTAAAAAGCACCTTGCGGTGCTTTCTCTTATTTCGTCCAGTTATTTTTCCCGAATTCGACCTTTGTGACATCCTTAGACGCATTACTTTGCTTCATCGCAAAAATGATAGTCACATGACCTTCCTTGCCAGCCTGGAAGACGACGCTGGAATCCGAATTGATAGCTACAGTATTGTCATTCGAAAATACCGAGTCAAATCCAAGATATTCCCCATCTTCGTCACTAGCAAAGAATTTTCTAGGGTTTAATTCAACATTTGATGTGTCCTTGTTATTGATTGTCAGGGTGACGGTGACAGCTTTGTACTCATTTTTATCATGTTCCATAGCGAGTAACCCTGAAGTGTCTTTTTTCGGTTCCCCAACTGTTATTTCAGTCTGATTAAACATGACCGGTTCCCCGAACTGATAGCGATATTCTCCTTCGCTTAATGTGAAATCCATAGCCTCAGAAGCGAGATTGCTGTCCACAGTGTAGACATAATTGACAAAACGAGTCTTGATATTCTCAATCTGTTCCTTATCCTCTTTGAGACTCTCATATTTCTTTTCTAGCTTTGATTTCTCACTCATCACAGAGAATAACAGCCCTGACATCGTTACTAGGCCGATACCAAATGCAATAGTTAATAAAACCAAAATCGAATGTTTATTCTTTTTCATCGCAAACCTCCACAATCTTATTTTACCAAATTTTGAAAAGGTTTACAATATTAAGATAATAATAAAACAAAGGGGCTAGATGCCCCCATTTTATTTTATCCGCCAGCTACGATACCAAGTTTAGTTTTAAGTTTTTGTACCTTAGTATCATCTTTACCAAAGTACATTGCTCCGTACTTGTCTTTTGAGTCTTCTGCAGTAGAAGCCCCAGCGGTAAAGGTTACGTTGGTAGTAGCAAGTTCATCTGCCTTGTCCTTGATCGTGTTCAAGTCGATGGCATCCATTGAGAGGTTCCCTTTGTAGAATCCGTAAAGGGCAAGCTCTCCGCTCGCTGTACTTGATTCAAGCAAGATAGAAACATCCGCTGATACAGTGTCAGCACCAAATTCGAGGATATCATCTGTATCAGTGTATCCAAGTGCTTTAGCGTACAATGCAACTGGGATGTCCAAGAGTCCTAACTCAACCTTCAAGTCACCAACACCACGATTGTTTACGTGGTAAGCGATGTTACTACCAAATGTCTTAGTAGGATCATTTGCCAAACCAGTGATTTTAGCAGTTTGTGTAGCACCTTCTCCCTTTTTACCTTGAATAGTAAAGACGTTAGTGCCTTCTGTCGGTGTTCCACCGTCTAGGATGCGAACAGTTAAACTCTTAAAGCCGACTGTTGCTGTACCTTGTTTTTCTTTTCCCATTATTTAAAATTCCTTTCTAATAGTCGTCATATAGAGAGCTTTTCCCTCTGTATGTCCGAGCATCTACATAACGTTTAATTTCCGGGATCCATGTATCTAGACCCCCGTCTGTTTGGTAGAAGCCTTCTGACTCCATGACTTTCTCAATAGCACCTTGCAATTCCTTGCATTTGATGCGGTCAGTAGACTCTACGTTGATTTGATAGAGAAAAGTCTTTGACAGACTTGTATTGCTTCCACGGTCGTTTTGAAGAGGAGGGCCGACCGGAATGATGACAATGCTCGGCTCCTTCTCAGAAAGCGTCTCAGGACGTTTAAACGACTTGATGCAAATCCCGGAAAGTGTATCTTCGCTTTTTAAGGCGTTGTAAATTTCGGTCAATTTATCTTTGATCATCCAAGTCCCTCCGCTTTCAATTTAGAAGCCAGTCTGTATTTAAACTTCTCTTTGTTTGCCTCTGAAAATCTTCGAATCACGCCAAAACCTCGAGGATGTGCCTTCTTCGCATAGCCGAATTCACTCAAGTGGACCAAGCGCCAGCGTGAACCAGGGCCAAATCCAAGTTTGACCATTGGGACACCTTCAAAGCTTCCAGTGACATTCCCAATAGTTACGCTTTCGATGGTTTCCCCTTTTCGTCTGTAAACCCCTAAGGCGCTTTTGAAATCGTCAATGGTCTCAGTCGCAGCACCTTTTAGTGCCTTGTTGGCTGAACGTCTCACCTTTTCGTCTCCAAGCTTTGCTTCTAGATTCCGGATCACTTCCTCGAATCCTACCAGTGTCGCACCACTACTCATCCCGACCACCTCCGATAATGACGATTAAGAAATCACGATTATCATAATCAGGACGAACGTCGATGATGTTCCAATGCTTCCCTTGTAAGCGTTGGTCCATCACCTCCACGAAATGCCGGACATCTGGCTGGTAGCTAGTCAGTGGATCCCGAATTTTCAAAGTCATTTTTGCAACCATCGATTTACCAGTGGAGATTTCAATATCCTTCATGCTAGGAGAGTAGGCTTTTGCAAAAGTGAAAAATGCCTTCTCAAAGCTAACATCTCGACCATCCAAACCGTCCTCCACCTTAGAAGTATAGAAGGTGACAGGCGTTCTTAGGTCCCCATTGGTCGCTTCCGGTTGCTTGTATTTAAAGTTAGGCTTCAATGCCCTGTGTTGCTACTTCTTCTGTTGTCGTTTTAGGAGCAGTCCCGACCACTGGATTGATGAAACCAGGTAGTTTTTCCATCAGTTCCTTTCGTCGAGCTTCATCCGTTTCAAATGTAGTTCCGACTTTGCGGAGCACATTTTCTTTTAAATCGAAAAATTCTTTTAAAACTTCGACCATGTTCCCTCCTACTGATAATTATTAAGAGACAGCTCCAAAATCTCACCCTGGAAATTCGCATAGAAAAACTCAACCTGGTCATTATAGAGATATCTCGAACGCTCAAGGATTAATTCTTCCACACGGCTATCGCTGGCATCAAATGAATCCGTAAGGTCCAGAATCGCTCTTTCTGACGAAGTGAGCATGCGTGAGAGATTGGCATCCTCTGCTTTATGAAAGATTTTCATCCGCTCCTTGAATGCTCCTAGAAGCGGATGAAGTTGTTTAGTTTCTTCCATTCGGTGTCACCACCTATTATTTAATTTTCAATTCCCAAACAGCAGCAGTCTTCTCATCGTGAGCCTTACCGTAAGCAAATTGCTTAGCAGTGTAGAGGTTCAAATCTTCGAGAGCATAAGTCTCAGTGAAGCGACCAAACTCGATTCCACCACCTACGAATGCATCATAGCGCCCTTTAACAAATGTAGTCACTTTACCAGCAGTTTGAGCAACTGATTCAACCAAGATTAAGTTGTAAGGCATTGCTGTTACATACGCTCCTTGAGCGTTCAAAGAAGTGTATTGTTTCTTGACATCCCATGCATCTGCTGGGTTGACAACCATCACGACATTTCCTTCAACTGCCACTGGGTTGCCATCAGATTTAACAGAGTGATGTTTGTATACAGCAGTCAATTCTTTGACAACAGTCGCAGAGTCCGCAAATGTGAGTTTTGCGGTTTCTACAGCTTTTTCTGCATAAGTTGTTTTGTTACCAGCCACAGTTCCTGTAAGAGTGCGAGAAAGACCGATAGGTTTGTCATCTCCGTCACCGTTCAAGTACGCAGCTTCCAAAGCAGCAGCAAACGCTTCTGTGATTTGAGCAGAAACAAATGATTGCAACCAAGCAGGGCCGAATTTTTCAGAGTCTTTTGGAATGACTACAAAGGCAGTCAATTTATTTTGAATAGTTTCTTCTTCGTTGAAGGCTTGTTTCAACTGGCCTTGAATTTCCCCGTTGATCTTGCCCCAAACGGCTTGTCCTGTTTGAGTTGATTTGAGGAATTTAAGGCGGATGCCAGCGTTCCGCAATCCAAGGTGTTGCAAGAGCGGACGAGATTTAACCATATCATCAAAGATACGGTCGATTGTTTCTTGTGGGAAGAGTTTCTCTACTCCCACAGGGGCAGTTTTGTCGATATCGTTGAAGAACTCACGAGCTTCTGCAGTCAATTTAGCATCATAAGGATTCATCGCTGAAACTTCCTCATGAGCAGCATTACGAGCTTGTTCCATCATTTCATTTGTCATCGACTCGATCATTTCATTGTAGAGCTTCGCTTGTTCTTCTTGAGGAGCGCCATTTGATACAGCGTTCAAAAAGTTCTGACGAATTTCGTTGAATTTGTTAGATAATTGCATTGGCATTAGTATTTTTCCTTTCTAAAATGCAAAAAGACCGAACCCTTTCGGTACAGTCTCGTTTGTGTTATTTTCTGGACTTTCTGGAATATTGAATTTTTTCTGTACAAATTCGCTATTTTCAAAAGTCTCTCTTGCGATTTGTCGAGCTTCTAACTTATCAGCTACCAGCTCAGCGATTTTATCAACATCAGGAGTCATTGCTGATTTCATTTTGTCGATAAAGTCATGTGGAATCATTGGAGTTTCGCTTGCAGCAAATGTTGGAGCAATCTCCCCGCTGAACATGACACGGTCAGCAAATCCTTCCTTGACTGCTGATTTAGCGTCAAACCAGGTCGTCTCATTCATCAAATCCAATAAATCATCTAATGCCTTACCAGTCTTGTCGACATAAGCATTTGCGATTGACTTATTAAACCCTTCAAGCACTCCAGCCTCATGCAGTAGAGTGTTGTGGTCTCCGTCAACTCGTGACGACACGTTATGGATCATGATTTGGGCAGTTGGGCTAATTTCTACCACGTCACCAGCCATAGCGATGACGCTTGCCGCACTTGCAGCAATGCCCACGATCTTAACAACTACTTTCCCTGAGTAGGACCGCAAAGCAGTATAGATTTCACTACCAGCATACACATCACCACCGCCCGAATTGATATGGACTTCAATGTCCTCACCAGTTTCAGGAAGTACAACGTTTTTAGGAGCGGTACAGTCCCAACCGAACCAATCATACATCCAAACATCATCGTTCGATACAATGGTTCCCTTAATCGGAATCACTTTCATCTTCTTTCTCACCTCCCTTCTCTACATCCTCACCAAGTTGATAGTTCTTAGTGATCAGAGGCTTGTCGCCCCACGGTACAGCTTCAAGACCAAGTTCCTCACGGACCTCATTGATAAGCATGGATCCAGAAGAAATCAGCTTGTCAATACTTTGAGCAAGTGAGAATTTATCCCTTTGGCCTTCACCGACAATGACAAGACGATTGTTGCCCCTGTACTCGCTTTTACTTAGCAAAGCGAAGTTCAAGCCATCGCTCATCTTTTTCACAAGCGATTGGTAGCAATAGCTATTAAACATCTTCTGGCTATTCTCAAGGTTTGCCATATCCCCATGCATCAGCGCAGTAGGTATTCCCAAGATATCGGCCACTTCATCATCAAACTGCCGACGAAGTTTCTTGAGCTCATCCACGGACAGATTAGAAGTTCCTGTGGTATTGGTCAGCTCAGAATATTCCATTCCTTCTTGAGCTGGTACAATCGCAACCGTTTTGGTTGTAAACGACTTAAAGAGTCCATCAGCATATTTCTGCATCTTCTCACGCTTCTTATCGTCGAAGCTTGCGTTCGTCCTTGTACTAAGGACTCCACGGATCTGATTGTTCCGTGCCAGCGCTTCGACTAGCCGAGTGTGTAGTTTCTCATAGTCGTTAAACAACTGAGTAAAATATTCTTGAAGACGATTGTTGTTGTACTGCAAGAAAATGACATCGTTCATCTTGAATGGTTTTTGGAAAGTATAATTATGACAAGTCACAGACGTGAATGTATCATCATACACAGCATACTTCTGACGAATGTACGAATCAGCAATCAACAGCTGATCATCACTCGACAGAAAGATTAGGACTTCATTCTTGGTCAATAAGCGATAGATAGCCTTTTGCCAAAACTCAGAAGCTGATTCGTTCTTGTTGGGTCTTACATTTAGCAGATAGTCCCAATCAGTAGCCTTCTTCTTCCCGTTCTCAATAAATTTGAACTCAGACCTTGCAAAGATGCGGGCCACAAATTCAGCAGCCTTATCAATCGACAAGCTCTTTAATTGCAGATTTCCAAAAATCCGCTCCAGCTCATCAAACTCAAAGCTTGGTTCCGGAACTTCTCGCTTGAATAAATTTAGCCATCCCAAGGCACCTCCTCCTTTCTTAAATTTTATGCCAACCACCCACCCGGGAGTTTATCCCTTATCGTTTAAAGAATGACTTCTTCGAGCGCTTCATATCTTGTCTGATTGCCTCGAACTCTTTATTCGTCTGCTCGATGTTCTCACTACAAGCATCTTCGTGACGCTTCAAGGCTTGACTTAGAGTATTCAACTCACCTTTCAGCACAGCCACTTCTGACTTCAAGTGCTCGACCTCAGTATTCAAGACCTGTTTCTTCTTCATTCGTTTATTCATTTGGTTTTCCTTTCTAAAAATCCCAATCTTCAATCACATCCAGGAATTCACCCACAGTGCTCTCCTGGATGATTTCTCTCTTGTAGAGAGCAGCAATAAAAGCGTGGAAGCCATCGGTCTTGCGTCTCACAGGTTCCTTTTTCAAGAACCTCTTGTTTCCGTCCTTGTCTTCCTTCACGAAGGTGTTATCTGTGTACCACAGCATCGACCTATCATTTCCAAAGTTGAATCTCTCATTCGCAAACCCGTCTTCAATGATTGGTGCCACCTTGGATTGGATGGCTCCTGGATTACGAAGAAATTCAAACTCAAAACCAGCTTCTTCTAGCAATGGCTTCAGCAAGTCCATCCGAAAACCATCAGCACAGACTAGCTCAATATTGTATAGCTTGCGCCATTCATTCAGCTTAGCAACCAGTAGCCGTGGGTCTATACTTGGACCATCGACGACAGTGAAAATCCCTTGCTCCTGCCATTCACGAATTGGAGCCTTGATTTTAAATGCGTCAAGGAAAGTCTTCCGAGCAAAGCTGTGTTGCCTCCAGATAAAATCATCACCATCTTTAAACAGCAATCCCACAGATGCGAAGTCTCGGATGCTTGCGTAGTCAAATCCAGCCACACACGACCTTCCGACAAGCTCAATGTCAGTGTCCCTCAAAGTAGCAAGCAGCTTATCACGAGTCGTCACATCTTTCTCAAGATCAGCTTCTGGGAGGTTCATCCGCTTGGTCATAAACTCTTGTCTGCCTGATGGCTCCAGTTCTAAGTCGTCATAGTCAGCTTTCGTTCTGGCCAGCAGACGTTTAGCGTAAGGAGTTGTTTCATCAAGCATAGGATTCGCTTTTGGCCAGTTGCTCATATCGTCCACTTCTTCCGGATCATCCAATTTGCAGATGAACGGAAATAAGCGGAATTCATCAAGTTCACCATTCAAGATTTTCATTGACTTCTCAATCAGCTTGTCGTAGAACCCTTCACGGACATGCCCATTTGTACCGTTGTAGAAGGTACGAGCGTGGGCAATCTTACCAAGCCCTGACCGCTGGATTTTAACTGCAGAATCATTCTCAAATTGGTGAATTTCATCAAATTCAAGGCAACCATCACGAGCCGAGTCCATTGTCTTTGGATTATTTGTCCGATAAGAAAAGACCGAGTTATTCCCTCGGCCTGTAATAGACATCTTTGTCAAATAATAATGGTCTTCCAGACCTCTTCGCTGGACAGTTTCATAAACTTCCTCAAACGAGACCTTGCCCTGTTTCTCAGAGTTGGCTGTGATAGTCACATCGTAATCTCTGATGGGATAGAGAGGGCTGATGAAGAATGCGGCCCGACTGGACATAAAACCATTCTTACCTCCCCCACGGGAAAGAGTCAGCAATATTTCATCGAATTGAGGTTCACCATCTTCCTTCCTGAACAGAAAAATGAATGGCGTGATAAATTTTTGATACTTGGCCAGTGGGAAGAAATTCTTCTCCGTGAACTGGATATATTTCTCAATCAAAATATTGTCAAAATACAAATCATCCCTTGGATAGATTTTTTCTTTGATGATCTTGAATAAGAGTGAGCGTTCCTTGTTGACTTTGATTTTTCCTGATTCAGCAAGTTCGATATATTCATCAATCAGAGGATGCGAAATCACAATAGATCACTTCCATCCGATGATGGTTTCTTCTCGACTGGTGAATTTTCAATCTCAAAGTCAAAAGATCGCTCGATGGCCAAAAGCTGATTGCTGGTAGTGTTGATTTCCTTGATCAGCGAGTTTGCTTTTTGGAATCGTTGTTGACCATTATGCACAGTGATGACCAGGCCGTCTTGATGAAGCCTCTCTTTTAACTCATAAAGCAATCGGACAAGATAAATATATCGATGGACTTTCTCATACTGGACAGCATCCTTTTTTCGTGTACTGAAATTCCCGATTTTAGAAAGTAACTGATTTTCTAAATCTTTTATATTTTTTTCTGTGTATTCTTCCATTAGCCCCCACCCCCTTCATTTTTTTGATAAATATTTGGATAATCGACCCCTCCCACCGGTTCCCTGGCGCTTGATTTTTTCGATTTTTTTCGACCGGGGGGTCTTAAAATTTTTTCGTTCAACAAATTTCACCCCCACCATTCGTCAGTTCTGAAATTTTTGTTTTCCATTTTGGATGACTTGCGGAATTGGAATCTATTGTGTCGTTTGTTGTGGCATTCCTTGCAAAGAGTTCGAAGATTATCTAGATCTAATGCGTGTTCTGGATAATACTCAAGCTCTTTGATGTGGTCAACTTCTAGAAGAGTTCTTGTCACTCTTCCTTCATCTCGACACCAGACACACTCGTGATGATCTCTGTTCAAAGCTTCGAGCCTCAACTTTCTCCATGAATCTGAGTTATAAAATTCTCTGCGACTTTCTCGAGTCTCAACATCAATTTCCATTTTGCTTTCTTCTCACTAATAAATGTTTGTTTCATTCGGTTGTTTCTGAAATTGTTTATGGTATTTCTGAAAATCCTTTTGTTTTTCTCCTCTGAATTAGACATATCTTATATTCTGTCTGATTCGCACCACCATTTAAAAGCTAGTAAAATAAATGGACTGCGGAGATTTGATGAAACAAATTAGCGTTTTCCTCGTTATGTCTAATTATTAACTATAAATCAAAATTAGACATTGCTTTATCTCGTTGATCTTGTCTAATTCCGATATATCGAAGTGTAATCGCAGGAGATGAATGATTGAATAAATCCATGAGCATTGCCACATCTTTGGTCTTCTTGTAGTAGTGATAGCCGAATGTCTTTCTCATCGAGTGCGTTCCGATGTTCTCAATTCCACATTCGATTGCAGCTGTCTTCAATATCCAGTCAACTGTTCGTCTATCGAGTGGCTTGTTCTTCCCTATCCGACTTTGGAATAGATAATGATGAAGTGGCTTGTCTTTGATATACTCTCGGATTTCTTTTTTCAAAGTCTTAGTCATCTTGAGTTGCTTGCGCTTCCCGG